TCTACACTCTTTCCCTACACGACGCTCTTCCGATCTCTTTCGGTTCTGTTCTTCGTATTCAGCTGTTGTCTCTTCGCCCGTTCCTTTGAACTGCTCCAAGGCTCTTCGGGCATCCATAATCTTTCTTTCTTCTTCTCGAAGCTTCTCGATGCCCTTCCCTCTTTCGGAAGTTAGGCCAGCTTGGTAGAGTACGATCTGTTCATATTCATGTTTCAACTCGTCAAAAGCACCAAGCTCTTTCATCGTCTCTTCTAAAGAGTCTTTCTTCTTTTCAATTTCTTTGTCCAGGTAGTCCACAGACTCTTGATATCGGAATGCTTTATTTTCAAGCAGGTCTTTTTCACCTGTAAGCTTATAAAGCTTATCATTCAAAGCAGCTGCTTCGTCTTCAGAAGCGGTCGCAAGCTCTTTCGATATTGCCGCTATTTCTAAATCCTTATCCCTTATCTGGCCGTTTAGATCGTTGATTGATTGGAGCGACTTAGATCTGTTGTCTTCCAGTTCTTTTAATTCTGCTTGAAGCTCTGTTTGTTTTATTAGATTTCGGGTTTGGGCGTCTATCTCGGAAGTAAGAGCTTTATACGCATCCCCCTCCACTTTCTGGCGCTCCTGCTCGTTCAATTCTTTCAGTACGTTAAGATTCTCTGCATATGCATTACCCTGCTCAGAGATTGCTTTTGCGGTCTCAGGAGCCGTCTCTACGATCTTTCCGTTCAGTTCCAAGAACTGTGTCATTTCATCGTTTGTGAGTCCTGATTTCTCCAGAAGCTTCTCCTGCTCTTCTCTCAGTTTCTGGATACCTTCCTCTGTCTTGGCGGCCTTCAGTTCAGCCATTATATCCAAATAACGTAGCATTTCATCAGTGGACAATTTATTCTTTCTTTGCAATGTCTCGAAGCTACTGATCAGTTCAGCATTTGCATCGATCTCTTCCCTTTTGGCTTGAATCGATTTAACCGTATCCTCCAGGCTTTCTTCCATTGCTTTGCTTAGTAGATAAACCCCTCCTACTAGAGCGCCAACCCCGGCAACTGCTAACCCTACCGGACCACCAAGCCCCAACATACCGAGGCGGCCGATTAAGCCTGCACCGCCAGCTTTACCGAGTATCCCTGCCAGACCACCACCAATTTTGACGACTCCACCGATCGCGGTTGTAAGGTTACCCAGTACAATACTTGCTGGGCCAACAGCAGCCACAAGTCCAATCATCTTCAAGATGGTCTGTTGCTCTTCCTCGTTCATCTCAGAGAATGCTTTAGCTCCGCTTTCAATCTGTTCAATTAGTGGTTCCGCTGCATCGAGTGCGGCCATAACTGCAGGAATAAGTGCTTCACCAAGCGTAATCCCTACATCCTTTATTCTGTTCATTAACATTTTTAATTGTGATTCTGTAGTGGCATATCGTTGTTCTGCCTCTTTGGAAAGTGCAGTGTTTTCTCGCCATGCCGTGGAGGAGGTGTTTACTGCTGTGGATAATAGATCGCTGGCTCCTGCAAGACGTAGCATGGTGTCGGCTTCCCGGATACCTTTAATCCCTAAGTCTTCAAGGATAGCGGTGAGGTTTTCTCCTTCTCCAGCTGATTTGCTTAGTCCTTTAATGAGCATGTCTAAGGCTACTACCGCATCTTTCTCCCAAGCTTTTTTAAACTCAGAAGCAGATACTCCTGCATACTTCGCAAATGTCTCTAAGTAGGCTCCGCCTTCATCTGCAGCTGTTTGGATTTTTTTGAGGACAGTGGTCATGGCTGTACCGCCAGCCTCAGCCTCAATTCCAAGAGAAGACATAGTAGCAGCTAGTGCCATGATTTGCGCTTCTGACATGCCGACTTGTGAACCTTGTGCTGCTAGTCTCATTGCCATAGAGGATATCTCAGCTTCTGTAGTGGCCATGGAGTTTCCTAAAGCTACGACAGAACTTCCTAAACGATCAAAATCTTCCTGACTCATCCCAACTATATTCGCGAATCTTGCAAATTCTGTGGCGGCCTGGTCACTCGTAAGGTTCGTAGCTTCTCCAAGATCAATCATGGTCCGAGTAAAGTCTTCAATACTTTCAGCCTTGATTCCTAGCTGACCCGCTGCTTCTGCAACCTTTGCGATTTCAGTCGTACTTGCAGGGATTTCTTTTGCCATATCACGAATGCCCTGACGTAAATTCAGCAATTGGTCTTCTGTACCGGAGAATGTTTTCTCGACCCCGGCAAACGCACTCTCAAAATCAGAAGCAAGCTTGAATACCGCAACTCCACTTGCGACGATCGGTGCGGTTACACGTAAAGAATAGGCCTGACCAAAATCAGACATACCTCTTCCAACTGTCTGCATTTTGTCCCCTGCAGCAGCTGCACTGTCACTCAATCGTTTCCATGGGTTGATTTGCTTTTCGATTTCATCTGTAACCCGTGCCAGTTGGTTTTCGGTCTTATTCATTTCTGCAACGGCTTTGTTGTACTCTGTTGCAAGTCTCTTGGTGGTAGTGGCATCCTCGCCCTTTGCCCGTCTTGATTCTTCATAACGTTTTCTTAACTCATAAACTTGCTCTTTCTGAGTTTTCATTTGGCGGGTCAGGATGTCTGATTGTTCACGCAACCCCTTCAAACTTTGGGTGTATTCACGTCCGCCGGCTTTCGCTGCATTCATCTCGGACTTTAATCCTTTCAAGTCCTCCCTGAAACCTTTCAGCGATCGAGAGGTGCCTTCGTCCTCCCAGGATAATCTCGTTCGAAGCGAACCAACTTCTCTTGTGCTCATGTTCTCACCGCCTGTCTCTTTTACCAGATATCACTCAAATAAACTTCTTTTTCTGTCGATTGGCTATCCAATAAATCAGAAAAAAAGTGGACGTCCATCTCATCAACCTGAGACATCGTCCACTTTGGCGCATATGGGTTTTTAGGAAACATCAAATCTCTATACAAAGTTTTAAGGGAAGTGAACATTTCTGTGAATGTCACTTCCCTTGATTGTTTCCCTCTTCACCGTCTTTTTTGACTTTCGGTTTTATACCGAATACTGCTTCTAAAAGCTTCTCATCCACGTATTCCTTACTTGCACCTTCGTACAATTGCTGTATCGTGAACTGACCTTTGAACACTACATCGGAGAGGATGGATAGTACTTCATCATCCTCTTCGATTTGCTGTTGCTTACTAGGGGCCTCTGCGCGCTTTTCGGCTCTTGCTTCAATCTCCAAAAACTTTCGCTTCGCCAACATAGGGACAAATGGTGCTACGAATATTTTCTTTTCGTCACCAATGAATAATTCTATTTGCATCGATTACCACTCCTTAAATTGTCGGCGCCCAAGTCTTATCGATTACTTCGTCAAACCATTCGTCAAATACAGACGTATCTGTAATAGTCGGATCCTGGTCCCACGCTTTTACTTTTTCCTCTCCATCATGAAGACGCGGAATCGCTTCTCCAGTGAGGTTAGGAGTTTGATAAGTTGGTGTTTCTTGTTCAGTTTGTTTGTTCTCTTCAGCTGGTGCCATCTTCACACGGTATAGCCAGAAAAATTCATAGCCGCCTCTAGCGCTCTTAGCTTGACCGCCAATAGCGATGTAAGGAGGGCTATCGTTCACGTTATCGGAAATCAATCCGTTAGTATGAACTGTTTTCCCTAAGATTTCCGCCTCTACATCTTTTTCTAAATACGCTGTGTTTAAAGTTACCGCCATCGGTCCTTTGGAAGCGTCTGAGAAATGAACTGCATCATCCGCACGTAAATTGGAGCGATTGATAGCTGGTTGAATATTAAGCGCCATTGCCGGCCCCAAAGGTTTTGGGACGCCATATGTCGTAGCCGTTGAATTCTCTTCTGTAATAACTGCATAGTGTAGATTCTTTAATCCTTTAACTGCCATTCGTTTTTCCTCCTCAAAATAATTATTTTGAAGAGTTCATCCACCATTTAACCACTGTTAACTACCTCCATTGCTTCATTTAACCTTATAAATTATTATTTCGACTTTATTCAGCAAACACCTTCATAAATTACTCAAATCCCGATGAAGACCTGACCCATCGTTTTTCCAGCCAGAGAGGTCTTCATAAATATAAAAACTAATTAATCTTCTTTCAAACTATCCAACAACACGTA